AATTATTTTAAAAAAAGATTGCAAGGAACAATCTTTAAACACAGTATACATTATATACTAGAATACAAACCGGGAGGATTTACATCAAGACACGTAGACCCAGAAGGTAGAATCTCAACGATCACTTTATTAGAAGATGAAAACTTAATCGGAGGAGATACAATCTGGGACCGAAGAGAGTATGTACCAGAGTCACTTATAAAAGAGAACGCTTTTAGTGAACAACAGTATATTGAGGCCGCAGAAAACGATGAAACGTTTGTACATGCGCCAAATATATTTTGTCCTGTTGTGATACCAATGAAAGCAGGAGTGACATACGCATTCGGTGAAAAGACATACCATTCTGTAAGCGAGGTAAAACAAGGTCGCAGACTAGTATTAGTTGAATGGTTGTACTATGACACCGATAAAATTAAACTTCACCAGACGGAGAAAGCGCCGGCTGAGTGAACGAGGAGTCTATATGACGGATATGCAGTACACAATCGTCACGTTCGGACTTATCTTTATATCATTTCACGTGGGGTACATCATAGGTAAGAGAACTGGATTATTAGAAGGTTTTGCCGAAGGCGCCGCACAATCAGTAGGCAGTATGTTAGAGGCCCTTACAGCGCAATTCGGTCTAACCCTAAACGCCGACATAGTTTGCAAGGAAGTTGAGGAAGATGAAGAAATCTCTTGATCAACTTGCATAAGTATGTTAGACTATTCAAACAATACACAATTTAGTTAAATGAGTGAACAATGGAAGTATATGTAATAAAAAGAAGCGGTAAAAAAGAACCCATTGATCTTGATAAGTTTCACCGTGTTGCAGGATTTGCCTGTGATAATATTGCCGGTGTGAGTGCGTCTCAGTTAGAAATCAAGACACATCTTCAAATCTACAACAATATCAAGACCTCTGACATTCAAGAGATGCTGATTAAAGCGGCATCCGATCTTATCACAGAAGACACGCCGAACTACCAGTACGTTGCTGGCCGTTTGATCAACTACGGTCTACGAAAGGAGGTCTACGGTCAATTTCGTCCGAAGAGTCTTGCTGATCATATTCATGACTGCGTAGATTCGGGATACTATGACCAGAAACTTCTGGACGACTATTCAAAGGAAGAGTTGTTCACTCTAAATTCATATATAAACCATGACAGAGATTTAAATCTTACCTACGCTGCAATGGAACAAATGCGTGGTAAGTATCTTGTCAAGAATCGTGCAACAGGTCAGATATTCGAAACGCCTCAAATGGCCATGATGTGTATCGCTATGACACTGTTTGCCGATTACAAAGATGACAGACTGAAGTGGGTCAAAGACCTCTACGATGCGATCAGTACTTTTGATATTAGTCTGCCTACACCAATTATGGCGGGAGTACGAACGCCTCAACGTCAATTTTCGTCTTGCGTACTGATTGAGACGGATGATTCACTGGATTCTATCAATGCTACAGCTTCCTCTATTGTCAAGTATGTTTCGCAGAAGGCGGGAATTGGTGTTGGCGCCGGTCGCATTCGTGCTCTGGGTTCTCCTGTTCGTAATGGGGATACTAGTCACACTGGCGTTATACCTTTCTTTAAGTACTTTCAGTCTGCTGTCAAAAGTTGTTCACAAGGTGGCGTCCGTGGCGGCGCGGCTACCATCTATTACCCCCTATTTCACTACGAGGTAGAAGACCTTTTAGTACTGAAGAACAACAAAGGCACCGAAGAGAATCGTGTGCGACACATGGACTATGGTGTGCAGTTTAACAAGGTGATGTATGAACGATTGCTGGAAGGAAAGAACATTACTCTGTTTAGTCCTGATGATGTGCCTGACCTTTATGACGCATTCTTTGAGAACACGGACAAATTTAGAGAACTCTACGAACAATATGAACGTAAGACCTCTATACGCAAGAAAAGTATACCGGCAGCAGACCTATTCTCTGCATTTGTCCAAGAACGAAAGGACACTGGACGTGTTTATCTGATGAATGTTGACAATGCGAACGACCACGGTTCTTTCAAAACGGAACTCGCACCGATTCGCCAGTCAAACCTTTGTTGTGAAATCAATCTACCAACAAAACCCTTGAATCATATTGATGATGAAGAGGGTGAAATTAGTCTGTGTACTTTGGCCGCGATTAACTGGGGCAAAATTCGAACACCGCATGACTTTGAAAAACCTTGTACACTTGCAGTGCGAGCGCTTGATGCACTTTTAGACCTGCAAGATTATCCCGTCAAGGCCGCGCATATCAGCACAATGAATCGACGACCTCTCGGTGTCGGCATTATTAATTTCGCACACTGGTTGGCCAAGAATGATACGGACTACCAAGAACCGAATCTTGATTTGATTCATGAGTTTGCAGAAGCATGGTCGTACTACCTGATTAACGCATCGGCCGATCTTGCAATCGAAAAAGGTGCATGTCTAAAGTCAAATGAAACTAAGTACCATGACGGCATCATGCCAATCGATACGTATAAAAAAGATGTTGACGCACTGGTAGGACCCACGTATCATATGCCTTGGAAGATGTTGCAAAACAAGTGTAAGAAAAACGGTATCAGAAATTCAACATTGATGGCATTAATGCCGGCCGAGACCTCTGCACAGATAAGTAACAGTACAAACGGCATCGAGCCACCTCGTTCACTTGTCTCTGTGAAACAATCGAAAGACGGTGTACTGAAGCAGGTTGTTCCAGAGTTTCGTCGTTTGAAGAATAAATATGATCTCTTGTGGGATCAGAAGTCGCCTGAAGGTTATCTCAAGATCATGGCGGTACTACAGAAGTTTATCGACCAAGGTATTTCTGTAAACACCAGTTACAATCCATTACACTATGATGAGGAAAAGATTCCTCTGAGTGAAATGTTGAAACATATATTAATGTTTTACAAGTATGGCGGCAAACAACTTTATTACAATAACACCTACGATGGTGCAGGCGAGATGGAAGACAGAGAAGAACCTACTGTCTTGGCCGAACCAGAGGACGATGATTGCGATTCTTGTAAAATCTGATGGCATTTTTAGTACATAATCTACCACCGATTTCAGTACTTGTCAGAAAAGAATATCTCTATGATCTAGAAAAGGGTCACGGCGAGTATACGCCTGGTATTTGGGTATCGGTCAAGTCTGTACAAGGCAAGGCACTCTATTTTGAGACCTTGCTGACAGACTATGGTGCATTGTATGACAAACTGCCATTGTCTGCATTTGTTTGGAAGGAAGATCACGGTGATCTGTCACTAGATACATTGCAGTTATGGGATTGTTTCGATTATCATATTACTGTGATAGAAAAACCCATACTGTCAAGATGTGAGTATTTTGGTAAAGATAAACAAATGCACGCTGGTGAGTATATGTTTACAATAGACAATGCTCATCCAGATAATAATGTTCTTGATCAAAATTTTAGTGAACATGATCCAGAACACAAGTCGTTTAATATTATAAAACTAGACAATGGTCAATTCGCGGCACAACCAAATAATCGTGTTCGTTGGTTTGACTCTAGTTTAACATTAGATAAACCCTTGATGCCAGATTTTAAGGTCTGCACTCAAAACTATTGTGTTGAGACTGAACCTAAATGGAGTGTTGGCCACACTGATGAGTGGCAATATAAAACTAGAGACGAAGAAAACTTAACCTTAGAGAATGAAAAAGATGAACAACGACAATACAAACAATCTGCCGCTGCCAGAGAACAACACAGACGAGCAAAGTCTGTTCGCGCCAGACGAAATAAAAAACAGCAAGAGAATATTTAAATCTGCTACGCCTAAGGGTACCATTGATTGGTACGTGAAATGGGCGAGTAGCATTATCATTCTCTGCGCTATTACAGTCCGCGCTTCTGGTGTACAAGAATTGATGTGGCTTGATATGTTGTTATCTTGGATCGGTGCATGTGGTTGGTTTGTCGTATCTTGGTTGTGGAAAGATAGAGCACTGATTCTTTTAAACGGCGTCATTGGTGTTATGTTATTTGGGGGATTGATTAACTGGTTCTTTGGTCCGGCATGAGATTTTTTCAAGGGTTTGTTGTAGGCTCTATATTCTTTGCGGCGATGTCGCAGGCCTATAACTGGATGCCCACAAAACCAAAAGCGAAAGGTTATGCCGCTGATGGTTATTATTTTGAAGAAAAAGAATATGTCAAGGACAATGTATCTGTTACGATGATCGTTGCAGAAAATCGAGCTGAATGGACTCGGTACGTAAGAGCTAAAGTTGGTGATGAAGTAGAACCTAGATTACTAGGTGCATTTACAGCCTTGCAACAAGATGAAAATAGTTGTACAATATATGCAAGGGACCCAGAATGGTTGTATGAACCTGAATTTGTCGGCCATGAACTACTACACTGTTTCTATGGTGACTTCCATAAGAAGCAAACAAAGCAAAGGAGCTTTTTGCAGTGACCGTTTTTAACACAAAGAAAATAGACGCAACGAGTCAACCCGCATTTTTCGGTGACTCGGTGAACATTGCTCGTTATGATAAGCAACGTTATGCAATTTTTGAAAAACTTACTGATAAACAATTAGGGTTTTTCTGGCGACCTGAAGAGGTTGATATCAGTCGAGACAGTAAAGACTTTAAATCGCTGACAGACCACGAACAACACATCTTTACAAGTAACCTCAAACGACAGATTCTACTTGACTCTGTGCAAGGTCGTGCGCCTGTTGAGGCCTTCTTGCCAATCTGTTCTCTGCCAGAACTTGAGAACTGGATTCTCACATGGTCTTTTTCAGAGACAATTCACAGTCGAAGTTACACACACATCATTCGTAACATCTATAATGATCCTTCAACAGTATTTGATGAGTTGTTGGACATTCAAGAGATTGTTGACTGCGCTGGATCGATTTCGAAGTATTACGATGAGTTAATTTCTTTCAAAGGAAATGAATACGATCACAAGAAAGCTTTGTGGATGTGTTTGAATGCCGTCAACGCACTTGAAGGTATTCGTTTCTATGTTTCTTTCGCATGTAGTTGGGCATTCGCCGAACTGAAAAAGATGGAAGGCAATGCGAAGATTATCAAGTTGATTGCACGTGATGAAAACATCCACATGGCATCAACGCAACAGATGATCAAGTTGTTAAAGAAAGAAGATTCAGATTACGCAAAGATCGCTGAAGAGACTCAAGATCAGGTCAAACAAATCTTTGCAGAGGTGATTCAACAGGAAAAAGATTGGGCCAAGTATCTGTTCAAAGAGGGTACAATGATCGGTCTCAACGAAGAATTATTGAACGAATACGTTGACTGGTTGGGCAACAAACGCATGTATGCAATTGGACTGTCCAACGAACGAGGCGGTTCTGATCCTCTGCCTTGGACTCAGAAGTGGATTTCTGGTTCTGAAGTACAAGTTGCCCCACAAGAGACGGAAATAACCTCATATATAATCGGTGGTATCAAAAAGGATATTGACGAAGACACCTTCAAAGGTTTCTCTTTATGAAAGAGGTCGTCTTTACTCATTTGACAACCGGAGAAACAGTAGTCAAGAGGATTAAAATGCTTGGCTCGAACTACAACAATCCACAAAGCAACAAAATGGTTGTGTGGAGTTATACCGATGACTGTTATATGGACATAGAGAAGTCATCGGTTATCGAAGTAAAGGATTTAAATGATGAGGAAGAAAACAATTAATTGTCTTTCATGCGAAGTAAAGACAGACGTTATCATTAGACAGTCAAACTACGAAGACGATGATATCGAAGTTGAATTCTGCCCCATTTGCAGTGCATCAATTGAAGATGTTGACTACACAATCGACGATGATGAATCGGAAGAATGGTAGGTGAATGGTTATATAATGGACAGCCACTGCAAACAGAGGACGTTGAAGACTATGTTGGCATGGTTTATTTGATCGTAAATAAAAACACTGGCAAGAGTTATATTGGCAAAAAGTTTTTCTGGGCAACCAAAAAGTTGCCGCCTCTCAAGGGTATGAAAAGAAAACGAACAAAGAGAGTAGAGTCGGACTGGAAGAAATATTACGGTTCGAACACACAGTTGACGAAAGACCTTGAAGAAAAAGGTTTTGACAATGTAGAACGTTATGTGTTAAGATTATGTAAGACAAAAACAGAATGCGCCTATTATGAATTGGAAGAACAAGTGCTTCGCAATGTACTCTTCACCGAAGAATACTACAATGAATTCATAGGCGTTAAAATAAACGGTAGAAATTTAAGGGAGTAGTGTTATGTTAGATGCACTTTTTTGGATCGCAGTTGGAGCATTCATTGGTTGGAATATGCCGCAACCTGCATGGGCAAAGTTTGTAACCGATAAGATTGTTGGTTTTGTTAAAGGAATTCCCGCTGACAAGGAATAATATATAATGAGTAGTGATAAAGAATTTGTTATTTACTCTTTGCCGTCTTGCATGTATTGTGATTCGGCAAAGACACTTCTATCATCAAAGGGCCGAACGTATGAAGAGTATATGATCGGTTCAGATATCTCACGTGATGATTTTGTTGAACAGTTTCCAGATGTAAGGTCTGCGCCTCTGATTTACAAAGACTATGAACGTGTTGGTGGTTATGATGATTTGGTTAAATTGATGGCGACAGAGGCAGAGAATGGCTGAGATTATTAACGGTGAATTTAAATTCATCGAAGAAAACAAAAATTCATTTGGTGGTACAGAAAGGTTAACACAGAAACTTGTTGAGATTATTCCACAGGAAATTCTTAAAGAGTTTCAGATTATCTCTTCACGTGTGCGTAGCGAACTAGACGAATCAAAGATTCGAATCTTTTGGGCACATGATCTACCCACCGACACATCATCCGCATTTCTAAGTGATAAGGCAACACACGAATCTTTTCATAAGTTTGTGTTTGTGTCTAACTGGCAAATGCAGGCCTACATGAACACCTTCAACCTGCCTTGGTCGAAGTGTTGTGTCATGAAGAACGCAATCGATCCGTTTAC